TTTGTTGCAAAAGAACTATGACCATCAAAACGGCATCATGGTTGAAACTGTATTTGTTCACGAATCAGGCGAAATGCTTGAATGTGGATGTTTGTTTTTTCCTGCACAAAAGAACGACCCTCAAGGTTTTATGTCTGCTTTGACCTATGGGCGCAGAGCGTCTTTGATGGCGGCTTGCGGCATTGCACCAGAAGATTCAGACGGTCAGCCAGCTACAAGAAAAACTTTTGTTGATTCAAATTTAATGGCTGACCACATCACAGCAATACAAGATGCAAAAGATGAGGCATCATTGTTAGTTGTTTACAAAGAAGCCTACAAAGCCTGCGGCACAGACGCTAACTGGCAGAAAAAGATTATTGCTGTCAAAGATGAAAAGAAAGCGAGTTTGAAATGAACCAATCAACAAGAGATTTTTTTGCTGGTTTAGCCATGCAAGTTATTTACAGACGATGGCTTGACAACAATTGGGATGTTTCAGAACATCCAGAAGTTTTGGAATCAATAGCAATAGAGTCGTTTTTGGTAGCTGACGAAATGATGGCAAGGAGTGAACTGAAATGATTGAACAAGGTTCACCAGAATGGTTTGCTCAACGCTTGGGCAAAGTCACCGCCAGCCGTGTTGCTGACGTTATTGCCAAGACAAAGACAGGTTACAGCACCAGCCGTGACAACTATATGGCCCAGTTGGTCTGTGAGCGTATGACAAACACCGTTGCCGAATCCTATTCAAACTCAGCTATGCAATGGGGTACTGAAACAGAACCATTGGCTAGGGCAGCGTATGAAGCCCATGCTGACGTTTTAGTGGATGAAGTTGCCATGATTAACCACCCAACGATTGAAGCCGCTGGCGCCTCTCCTGACGGGCTTGTGGGCGATGTTGGTCAGCTTGAAATCAAATGCCCAAACACGGCAACTCACATTGACACTTTGTTGAGCCAAACTGTGCCAGGTAAATACAACACACAGATGCAATGGCAGATGGCTTGCACAGGTCGCCAATGGTGTGACTTTGTGTCATTTGACCCACGGTTGCCCACAGAACTTCAATTGTTTGTAAAGCGCGTTCCCCGTGATAACGCTTACATTCAAATGCTTGAAGAAGAAGTCAAAAAGTTCCTCACCGAACTAGATGGCAAAATTACGAAACTTAACGAACTGAAAGAAAAACATGGCAACAATTTATGAAGTGACTGTCCGCGCTGGCACATACCAAAAGGATGGTCAGGAAAAGGTGCGTTATCAGCGCATTGGTAGCGTCATTGAGACAAAGAAAGGCCCGATGCTGAAACTTGACCAAGTGCCTTTGGTTGAAGGCGGCTGGCAAGGTTGGGCATACTTGTTCACACCAAGAGAAGACGGTCAAAAGACTGCCAAACCTGAGTTTGATGACGTTGAATTTTGATTAACGGGGCGAAAACGGATGTTGTTAGATAACGCCCAACCAAGTGATTTAGTTCATGCGGTGCAGCCCTAACAAACGCAGTCAGTAGCCCCACCCATTTGCATAGGAACCAATATGTTTAAATTTTTCAGAGCAAGAACAAAAGACCCAATCACCTCATTTCAAGCGGCTGATTCCGTTGAAGATATGTGCAAGCAACACCATGATTTGATTGTGGCTGCGCTTAAAAACATTGGCCCATTAGGGAAAGACGGAATTTCCAAGTTCACAGGACTAGATAGCACACAAGTATCTAGGCGAATGAATGAACTTCAAAAACTTGACTTGATTGAACTTACAGGCCAAACGGTCAAATCCAACAGTAACAGACAAGAACGCGAATGGCGAATCAAACCAAAACAAGGCCAGTTGCTATGAACGCATTTGACCCAAAATATGTAGAAACATATATGCCTGAGTTTTTATCCAAAATCAGGATTGAATCATCTCAGTATGCAAACGGTGTTATCAATGGTGGCAAGTCTCGCGCAAGTCGTGAATCTGCCAATAAGTCGGTCAACACAATTAGCGCGTTTCCAAAGACCAAAGCGCGGGTTTCGCTTGCGCCTACGGACTTTTTAATTTACTCACGGGCAGGGATGCCAAAGGGGGTCAAATGAACGATGGCGGCAAAGGTGACGCTAGAAGGCCAATGGATGAAAACAAATTCCGTAGCAACTACGACCAGATCAAATGGACAGTAGAAGAAGATGAAGAATTCAAAAGAATCGAATCTCGAGATGGTGACAGCCTACCAGGGCGACCTACGCCGAGCAACGATTTGGCAGGATAGAGACGAAAACACCGCTAGGGTTCGCGCCTTGGCGGTGTGGAGATGCAAGGTCTGTGATATTTATTTCAGCAGCTTAAAAGCGGCAAGGAGACACTTACATGAGTAACATTGCAATGTTGGTCGCACTTTTGACTTTAGGCGTTGTGCTTTACGTCATTGTGTTTAGCGTAGTTCTTGCGCTTTTGGTTTCTCAGGACTGAATATGGAGCAAATATGTTAACGCAAGAAAGATTGAAAGAGTTGCTTAATTATGATGAAGAAACAGGATTGTTTACAAGAAAAAAAGCCCTTGCAGCAAAAGGCTGTTCTATAAATAAAATTGCAGGATGTTTAACTGTTCGTGGCTATTGGAAAATATCCATTGATAAAAAGCAATACACCGCACATAGACTTGCATGGTTTTATGTTAATGGTTGTTTTCCAGAGTCAGCAATTGACCACATAAATGGAATAAAAACTGATAATAAAATTTCAAATCTTAGATTGGTTACACACTCAGAAAATTTGCAAAATATTTATAAATCTAGGAAAAACAATAAAACAAGCAAAACATTAGGAGTGTCTTGGTATAAAAGAGATAAAAAATGGCAAGCAGAAATTCAAGTAAACAAAAAGAGAATACATCTTGGTAGATATGATTCTCTTTCTGAAGCAAAAAATGCTTATTTATCTGCAAAAAACATTTATCACATTAGCCAGATAAAACCTCAAGAGCTTTTTTTGTATGAGCAACTCGGTCATCGTACCCAATAGTCCCACCGTTGATTTTCTTGGTCAATTTGACCCAATCAGCGACTTCTGCAAGTTCATTACACCCGTGGGTTGACCAGAACCAACCAGCGGTCAGGGCTGCATACTTTGGAGTAGCAACAAGGTCAGGCTGCATAACAAAATCAACGCCCAGTGCCTTACCAGCGTGAAAATAGTTAGCATGACCAGTAAGCTGAATACACCCACGACCCCTAAAACGATAACCATCGCCAGACGCTTCATCTCTGTTGCCCATACGAGAGGCGTAAACCATGTTGGCGATACGTCTAGAATTTTTTTCGTAGGCATTGGCAATCTCTTGAGTTGGGAATCTTTTGGGCCACAGCTTCATTAAAGTGGCGGCGCGGTAATTTAGGTTTTCTTCCAAGATTCGGAAATTGCCGCACTCATGCCCACATTGACCAATGAAAGCCGCCTGTTGGTTTGGCGTGTTAATACCAAAACGATTGAAAGTCTCGTTAAGAGCGTCAACCCATTCAGCACCAATGTGCAACTTAGCTAGTTGGTCAGCGCGTACCATTTATGGTTTCCCTTACTTTGTTGTAGGCTGATATGCAGGCGTTGAGTTCGTTGATTGCTCTGTCGCCTTCTGCTGCGAGTTGAGCAATAAGTCGGAGAGTCTCTCTGTCAGATTCGCTTGCTTGGGTGTTATCTCCGCTGGTAGAGGCGGCACTTGTGGCGGCTTGTACGCAACTTTGGGCATTAAGCCGCACCCGCCCAGCGTTAATAGCGCGGTCAAGATCAGACTGTTTTTTAGTGACAACATCATTAGCCTCTTTCAGTTGTGAAGATGTATTGTTTAAATCTTGTGCAAGTTTCTGCTCTTTTTCACGCGCCTCGCCATTAAGACGCGCAATTTCAACTTGCATTTCCTTGTCGCGCTCTTTGTAACCAGTGTGTGTGCCGTACTTGTATGTCCCAAGCACAGCGCAAATCACACCAATAATCACCCACGGATTTATCATCTCTCACCTGCCCTTGCTTCTGCAATTTCTTTACGCACATCGTCAGATTCCAAATGCTCTGGCGGTGTGCTTGGTGGTGGGGGTGGAACCCAAGACTCGTCTAAATCAGGATTGACCCATACAGGCAACGCGCCCGATGGGTCAGGAAACTTTGGGGGCGTTGTACTCCCAACAGTTGTTTTTTCAATTGTTGCGCTTATGCCGCCACTCATTGCGTTGATACCTTTGCGGCTCATTACGCCACCGATACCGCCCACCACAAGAAGAACGATGTCGTTCAGCATTTTGGTGTAAGCAATGTCAATCGGAGCCATTGACTTGATGGGCTGGACAACAAATGTCACAGAGTAAAGCAAAGCAAAGACGATTCCTGCCAAGATTAGCGTGACCATGACGACCACGAAACCCCAGATGTAGGTTTCAATCTGCTCAACGGTCAGACGATGCTGCTGGTTGGTTTGGCTCAATTTTTCTCTCCAATACAGGGGCGACTAAATATTCAGGGCAAGTTTGCGTAAACAAACAACGTGGCTTTTGACATTCTGGCAAGTTGAATTTGTCAGGGTCTTGGCAAATATACCGATAACGGTCTTCACAAGCCGTTAGAAGCAACAGGCTTATCAGCAATAGCTTTCTCATTGTTTCCTTTCAATTCCTGTTTTAATTTACGCAACTCTTTGGCTTCTTTTTTGATCTCATCTTTCATCCACAGCGTTTCAACGTATGTAATAAAAGTAAGCGAAAACACAACAACCATCACACACAAAACTATGAGGTGAGCCAGAAAAACGCCCGTTCCTCTGTCTGTCTTTTTAGCTGCCACATTACCCACCCAAGAAAAATTAGCCCTGTTATTGCCACACCTACGTCAATAGATTTGTTTCTGATTTCCATCATTAACGCTTCTTGTTTTAGCCTTGCACTTTCATCTTCACGCTCTTGCTTTTCTCGCGCTTCTGTTTGCTCCGCTTCAATCTGGTCACGCATCGCTTCAAACTCTGACCACAAAGCACCCAACTCAGGCGGTGACTCATAGATCATTTGATGCTTTATCTCTTGGTGCATTGACTGCAATTTGTTGCGAATCAAAATGCGCCTTAAAGCCATCCGTTTTAGCGAAACGTCAGCAGATTGAACTTTTTTGGCTTCTCGTTCTTGCTCCCAAAAAATTGCTTCTAACCTGTCAAACGCATCAAACATTTCTCCAAGGTTGTCGCCAATCTTGAAAATAACTTCAGTTGGGTCTGTCTTTGCTACCGTTTGAACACGCGCTTTCTCAGCCTCAATCTTTTTAGCTTGCTCCTTAGAAACCGTCTTGCCAGCGAATTGACCAGAAATTTCATCATAGATTTGTTTTACGTTTCCAGCTACGCCCTTAACTTCTTTGTAAAGAGCGCAACCTTCTTTGACTAGCTGAAATGCCGTTGTCGCAGCGAATAGCGCAGTTCCAATCGGCACATTACTTGTCGGCTTTACCGTCTAGCTTGTCAAAGATTTGGCGGCAAAGGTCTTTTACCTCACGCAAATCTTCTTTGTAATCGTTTTTGCCAACGTAGTCGTGAGGCATAGAACGAACATCAGCATCTAGACGTTCAATCGCCTTGGTGATGCTGTTCAATGTCCAGCCACCAAAAAAAGCCGCGATTGCCACGGCTCCGTTAAATAGAACCTGATAATCCATTACTCAGCCCCAGGCCAGTTTTGAGTTGTCACAACAGTAGCCAATGCAGCAACATCGGAAGCTGTTTGTATAGCACCCAGTAACCTATCGCACTCAACCAACACAGCAGCACGATAAGCAACAGTGCCAGCAGGAATGTCCACATTACGTTCAGCCTTACGAATAACCATCCAATCAGTTGCAGCTAAGAGCTTATTGGTTGTGTCTTTGATCTGAGCAGACCATTGAGACTTCAAACCTTTTTGTGTGTACGGCTCACCAGCTTCTGGAGTAACTTCAATGTCTTCCAGTTGTTTAGGATTGTCTACACCCCAGTAGAAGCGATCATCGTAGGGAATTGGGTCAGCTTCTTCTGTGATACCGATAGCAGCACGTTGCTCTGGTGTAGCAAGACGAAGCCAATTAGCAGGGTACTGAGTACCAGCTTCATCGGTGAATGGCGTATCAAGGCCAATGGTTTTATTGTTTAGTTGAAACATTGTTAGTCCTTATCGTGCGAGTGAGTTCTTGAACGGATTTTCAGCGAAGCAAGCGTACACATAAGTAACACCGCTTTGGTTGAAGTTGGCATTGTCTGAGCCACGGAACTTAAATCCGTTAGACAAGATGTCAATTTGAGTTCCCCATCCGCCGTTACCTTCTACTGAAGTTGAGTTTGCAAGCAATTCAGAGTTAGTCAAGACGTTGTAGGTGTTTCGAGCAGTGTCCCACATCATCCATTGGCCTGTTGTGCTAGATGGCTTGTGGAGAATGAATCGAGGCTTAAAACCTGTGTAGACAAACGTGCCGTCAGTGCTTGAGTTACCTACGTAGCTTCCGAACTTGGAGTAGCCAGCGACTTCTGCGAACAGGTAGGCGACATAGTTGACACCAGTCGTGTTCACAAACGAACCACTGCCAACTGAGAAAACGCTGCTTGTTGGGGCGGTGTTGTTCCAGACACTTCCAGCAGTTGAGGCATTGGTTAGGTCGAGAAACAACGCATTACCAGCGCCAATAGACTTATGGTAAACACCCCAATCAGCCACTCCACTTCTTGACTTGACGATATACATTGATGGGGCAACGCCAAGGCTGTGAGCGATTGTCTGTGCGCCAGCAGCCCCCGTATAGGTCACGATGTCAAAGCCAGCGGATACGCTTTCTTTCCAAACCCAATCTACATAGTTATACGAAGAACTATCAACCCGAGCAATATTGGTGGAACCAGCGGTAAACGAATATCCACTTGAGTTGAAGGCAGAAAGGTAGCCATAAATGTCATTCGTAGCTTCAGCGTCTGTATTGCTTGAGTACAGTGTCTTTGAAGCTCCGCGAACAGAGTCAAACAATGCGTGGTCTACCGTTACGTTCCGTCCTTTGACCCATACGAAGTCAGGCTGAAAACCTAATCCAGAAACAGGTGTTGCTCCGTTTGCTCCTGTTCGTGCTTTAACATCAAAATAGGCACTACCTTTAGTGATCGTGCTGTCAGGCAGGTTGAATGTGTTCAGAGCCTTGAAGCCTGTGGGTGGGGTGTAGCTAAATGGGCGTTGACCGAAGTTGTGGTCAAACGATGTTGAGCCACCAGAGTAAGAAGTTGACGCAATAAAGAACCCAAGGCTTGATGTCAAACTGCTAAATGCAGCATTTGTCCCTGCGGCTGGATCGCCACTTGCTTGCCATGTTCCGTTCTTGCTAAACCAAACTTTTCCGTTATCAAGGTCAAGAGCGATGCCAACAACATTTCCAGAAGCGATTGAATCTCCATAAGAACTTGAACTGCCGTTGCTGTATTTGTTGCCGTTGTAAATGTAATACGAATATCCGCTAGATGTGCTTCCAACCAAACCTGCATTTGTTGTCAAATAGTTTTGTTCAGTACTGCTAGACACACCAATGAAGTTTGCACTGTTTGGTGTTCCGTTGACAGTGATCTCGCAATACCATTTGCCGCTAGTTGGAGCAATAGTTGCAAATGCGTTTTGGTACTGAGTTGTGGTTGGAGCCACATTTAAGTTTCCGCCAGCAATCGTTGGTTGGTACAGTGTTTTGTTGACAGGGTTCAACACAGCATAGTTTCCACGACCATTCCCACCATCAGCGTAAGGCGTTGGTGTGTCCAGCATTGAATCGTAGGTCGAGCCAGTAGTCACCGAGATGTTGTTCGGTGTCCAGTTGTTGCCGTTACCTGAGCTGTCCTTACCAATGGTGGCTGCGGTGTTGTTGCTGTTGTCAGCGAAGTTCAGATAGAAGCCGTTGTTGCCGTATGTGCCTGTGTAGCGTTTAGGCTTCCACACGCCTGTGATTGTGTCTGTTTCACCGAAGCTCGATGGTGTTAGGGCTTGACCGTCAATGAAGTTGATCTCGGTGAGGTAGCCGTCATAAAAATAACCAGAAGCATCATAAGAAGAAATCTCATGTTGAGTAGTAGAATTTATGACGCTTTGTGAATTAAGTGATGGATATATAGCCGTTCCAAAAGCGGTTACTCTGGTTCCATTTATATACAAACGCACTCTATCTGTTGATGTCGCATTAGTGGAGTCATAAACAACTACCATGTGGAACCATGCGGCAACATCCCTAAAAACTTGAGATGTTGTCAAGTTATTTGTGTTTCCAGATTCAAGTTCTATATAAAGTGTATCCGTATCCCGAAACATAATTTGAGAACGCTGACCAGAACCAGGATAAGCATGAAACAAATCTTGAAATGATCCAAGAGACCCGCGCTTAACCCAAGAACTCCATGTCCATGTAGTTTGGCTACCAGCACTAGCAGGTGTCCGATTCAGATAAGCACTCGCACTAGAGCGCAGACGCACAGAGCGACTAATGGTGTAGTCACCGCCAGAGTTTCCAAAACCTGTTTGTAAAACACTCATTATGAGAAACTCCGTGATACAACAACATAAGCGTTTGTGCCGTTATCAAAATAACTCAGCAAGTAAACACCAGCAGTCGAGATTGCAGTCAAATCAGTTGAGTTAATTTTAGTTGTTGCAGCAGCGGTAATCGCATAACCACCCGTGTTATCCAACAAAACAAAGCCACTCTGACCAGCCGTGTGGTTAGTGAATGTCAATGCCCCTGTGCCTGTTGGAGTGCAAGAGAAGTTGTTAGTCGTGGCTTGGTTGAAAGACAAATCGTTGTCTGTCGTTACTGTGCCACGCTGAGAAGCCGTAAACGTCTGAGCAACATCTGTCTTGGCTGTGTCAGCGTCATAAGCCTGAACGTCTGTGCCAATCGCCAAACCAAGGAATGAACGAGCAGCAGAACCGCCAGCGCCCAAGGTTGTCAAATCAGCATCGTAGGCTTGTACGTCTGTACCAATCGCAAGGCCCAAAGCAGTTCTTGCATCAGATGCAGTTCCAGAACCAGTACCACCAGCGGTGACAGGCAAAAGGTTAGATGCGCTTGGTAATTGCTCAAAACGAACCGAATCGCCAGCCGTTGTGCCAGCCGCCAGACCTGTTGCTTTGTAGCCACCAAAAGGGATGTTTGCCGTTGCCGCCGCCGTACCATTACGCAACCAAGTAAGGTTAAAGGCAGTCGCCATGTCGTTACGGAAGGTGTTGTTTTCCGTAGACGATACGGTATCACCAGAGGCAAGCGCAGGCCCAGGCAGCGAGTATGTTCCAGATGAGAAAGCCATGATCTATCCTTACTTTAGTTGGTCTAGTTTATACAAAGTTGCGAGGTAAACCCCGACAATTTCATCAATAATGTTGTTCAAAGGCGTGTCTTTTGAGTTCACGAAATCTCGCGTGTCCTCAATGACTTCCATGTGTCGGCGCAATACCTTGGCTGGCTCACCTTCAGGCGACTTAATTGACGCAATAGCACCAATCTTTTTGCCTGTGCGACCCATGTAGGCTTCAGAAAACTTGTCAGCCAAGTCAACGATCTCATCGTAAAACGAATTTAAAGCCATGTGTTGAGCATAGCTTGAGGTGTTTAAATGTGCGCTGTGAGCATAGTCACGGCTCATAAATAAGATGCCTACAAATTCTTGTGCGTCAGTTTTCATTAAAATTCCTTAATGTGGTTCATTTTATGCTTTGCGCTTGCCTTACTGACCGAGTACACCTGCGGCAGCACCAGCACCACCAAGCACTTTCGCCAAGAACTTCCGTTGCGCTTCATTCAATTCAAGTTTGGTAGCTGGTATTTCGGCTTTCAACGCCTTGCCTGCGGCAACTTCATTCTTTACTGCGCCCGTAACCGCATTGGTTAGACCAACCGCAATATCAGCGCCAGGGATGTGAGAAGCAGCCTTGCCAACCAATTTACCCGCTGGAGACTGCATCAAAGAAGCCACTAAAGTGTTTGATGTATTCACAGGCGCAGCGTTTGGATGCTTTTCAATGTAGTTAGCCACACGAACCGCAGCCTCGTAGCGTTTCATTTCGCCTGGACTAAAGAACGCTGACATTTTTTCAGTTCCCAACTCACGCAACTTTTTAGCAAGCATTTCAGGACGAATAGCTGAATCAGCCGTAATGCCTTCACCAAATGCGGCTCTGCGTAAATCTTCAGCCATCTGCGCTTTGGCTTGGTCAAATGCAGGGGTGTCGCGTAAAGTATCAGCAAGGCGCTTGACAGAATTTGTGTCTGCCTTAATGACGTACTTTTGAACAAAGTTGTCAGCGATTGCATTGCCTTGTTGAACAGCCCCCATTGCAGGGATTTCTTCAAGCATTTTGAAGCGTTCTTTTGCGGCCTTGACCGCAGGGCCAAACACACCACCATCATCGGCAATGCTCATCACAGAATCTTTTACTGCGTTACGCAAACGACCTAATGCGGCATTGGTTGCAGGGTCATTGCTGACGTTTGCATTGATAACCTTGCCCAATTTGTCGGCTTCTTCAACCGTAAACAGCTTGGTTTGCTTTTGACCTTCAAGACCAAACTTTTTAAACTGGTTACGCACACCACTTGGTACTTTGTCGCCAAACTCATCCAAGACAGTCATGTAATCGTTGGCAAGACCGCCCATTGGCACTTCTAAGTCTTTGCCAGCAGATTGACGACCAGCCTTGTAAAGTTCAGAAACTCGCTTGCTTGCCGCCGCTTCTTGCGTTGCAAGTTCACCCATCAAAACATTTCCGCCAGCATAGGCTTCTTGCGCCTTAGATGCAGGCTTGCCAAAAATGTCTTGTAAGGTACGGTTTTGCTCTGTCAATCGCTCTTGAATTGCAGGCATAGCGCCACGCAAGTTCTTTTCTTGTGCATATTGAGTTGCGTCACGGGTAATCTGACCACGCAAAGGCTGGATGCCCAACAGTTCAAAGTCGTGCTTACGCAACAAAGCCGCAGGGTCGATTTCCTTGCCTTGGCGATACGCTTGACGTAATTGGCTACCAACCCAATCAATTGTCTCTTTAGGGATGTTTTCAGGTGCAACGCCTGAATCTTCAAGGTCTTTGACTAATTGCTTTAGACCGTTAGCCGTTGCACTTTCAGCTTCCAAAGCAGCCGCTTTTGCAGGAACTAACTTTCGCAATCCAGCGCCTAAGACAGAACCAACTGGTTTAGCAGCAACGCCAAACAAAGCGCCACCAGCGGCTCCAGAACCCATTTCTTCAGGGTTTACAAGACCCGCAGCGGCTCCGCCAGTAACAGCACCACCACCAACACGCAAAGCCGCATTACCAGCCTTGCCGAGCGTTGTGGCGGCAGGGGCTACATCAAAACCAGCGGAACTAATTGCCTGACCAACACGACCAGCAACAGGCGCATACTTAGCAGCAGCCATAAAAGGCTTGGCAATCACACCGCCAACTGGCGCAGTTAAAGCCGCTTCACTAGCAAATTCGCCAGCACCAGCAGACATTGGGTTTGCCACTTGATAAGGGAAAAACTCGGATTTGAGTTTCTGACGACCTTGAGCAACGTCTTCCTGCAAGGCTTTGCCTGTTTCTTCAGCACCTAAAGCAGACAATCCTTTGCCTGCCAATTCTTGAAGTGTCAAACCAACCTGACCAGTACCATAACCAAGACCAGCCAAGGCAGATTTAGCCATGCCAGGCGTTTCTAACTTGCCAGCACGAATCTTTGCAACGTGGTCTTTTAAGATTGGGTCATCAGGCTTAATGTCATCGGGAATGTCCGAGACTGTAATGCCATCTTTGGTTGTGATTGAGTAACCCATATTAGTAATCCACAGTTACGTTTTGATTTGCAGCGGGAGTTGCTTTCAAAAATGGGTTGCCATCTTTTGCACGACCTAAACCGAATTTGTTTTCCAAATTCTTCAAGGCTTCCATGTTTGCCTCATAACCTTTAGCTGGGTCAGTTGCAACGGATAACCACATTTGCAGTTCAGCATTAGAGTTCATCTCGGATGCAGTCATGCCAGTAGCCTTCTTAATGTCAGCCAACAGCAAAGGTCGAGTCTGAGAAATAATGTCACGGGCTTTTTGATTTTCTGTGCCAGCAACCTGACCAGCCCATTGACCAACACCAGTTGTTGCCAACTTAGCAGCAAGGTTAGAACCCCATTTGTTCTGTGTGCTAGGCATACCCATGCCTTGATTCAAAGCGTTGTATTGACCAGCCAACACATTCAATGTGTCAGAAAGCGCACCACGACCAGTTCCTTTAGAAGCATTTTCTTGGGCAAACTTAGCAGCCTGTGGCGACCACAAAGAAGAACTTGGCGGAACTTGCGAGATTGGGGTGGCAACTGATTCACCATTAGGGCCAAGAATGTTCACAATTCGTTCTGGTGGAGCAGGGCGCAATGATGCAGCAAAACGCATATTGTCTTGACGATTGCGTTGTTCTCTTTCTTGCGCTTCTCGCTTTTCGTCAGCCCTAATATGCGCTTCAGCAATACGAGCCTGACGACCAGCCTCAAGTTCAGCACCCTTAACGCCCAACTGAGCAACAGCACCTGTGTCAAGGCCAGGCGCTTTCATCGCCCATGCCAAAGTCTCGTCTGTCGTTGGTTTAACGCGCAAAGCCTTAGAGTAAGGCGATGGCCCCATTTGAGTCTGTTGTGCTTCAGGCAGCGCAGAACGGTCTTCAACTTGGTAAGTCTGCTCTTTAGGTGTGCTTTCAAGCCAAGCCTTGTTTTCAGCTTTGCGTTGCTCACCAATGCCTTTGATTTGCTTCTCAATGTCAGCTTCTTCTTTTGCACCCATGTAGCCTTGTAAGCCTTGGGCAAGATACTGAGTAATGCTAGGCTTTACATACCAGCCAGAAACCATCTGACCTTGTGGCATTTGCGCTGATTCACGCAACTTCTGTGCAAGTGCCTGCTTTTGGCGCAGGCCGATTATTTCTTCACCATATGGGTCATACGTTGCCATACACCACCTCGTAATTTACAGTTTTAAACCCATTGGCGTGTTGTGTTACAGCCTGTGGCATCAATTCTTCACATTCGTCAGCCATGACACCAACAAAAGAGCCGTGACCAGCCAAATCTTTGAATTCTTCCTTGTAATCGAATTTGTAAAGATTCAAGCCATTGTCCAACTTGCCAACTTTGATGATGTTTTCTTTCATCCGTGGGTCTGAGAACAAGCCAGCGACTGCGGCAGGGTTGCTTGCATAAGCCTTTAAACCAGCGCCAGCCAATGAACTTAAGCCACCCATCAAACCACCTTGAGCAGCTTGTTGAGCGTTATAAACGCCTTGATCGTATTGACCTTGCGCCGTAGCAGCACCCAAAAGGTCTGCGCCAGCAACGGTGGACATTTGACCAGGGGATGAAGTGTTAACTTGTGGCTGTTGCGATGATTGCATTTGCGAACCAGTACGCACAGCGTTTAGCATATTCAAAGGGTTTTGCTGGAGCATTTGAGCCTCTGAAATCTGTTGCTGACGAGTGCCTAAACCTTGGTTGTAAGTTTGAGATGCACCTTGTAGTCCAGACAGATAGGCTTGGTTTTGGGCTTGACCGTAAACATTTTCACGTTGAGCCGCAGCATCTTCCATCGCAGCGTTCCAAGCCTCTGAACCACGGGTAATGCCTTGATTTGACAATTGGTTCTCAAGAGAAGCCTGTTGGCGTTGCAAGCGAGGCTCTGCATAACGCATTGCGTTTTGGTAAGCAGCATCGGTGGCTTGTTGTTGAATCTGTCCAGGCGATTGAAGTGCCTGCATATCTTCAAACGACAAAGGCTTATTCAGCGCCTCTTGAACGTAACCCAAGCCTTGCTGACCAACATCCTGCAAAGCAGAGTTCATCTGAACGTCTTTGTTGTAAGCTGCTTGCTGGTCAGGAGACAAAGTAACGCGCTGCTCGTAGCGGTCGTCACCAATTGGGTTGTATGTCACACTTCCATACGGAGTGACCTGATTGACCATATTGGCTTTTTGGGCAAACTTAGCGTTTTCTAAGTTGCCTGCGGCTGTTGCTTGTGCCGCCGCCGTGTAGTTTGGCGCTGCTGGAGCAGAGTTCTTGCTTCCCATGATGATTTCCTTTAGTCAAATATCATCAGGGTCGCCTGATAGATAAGAATTTACATTGTTCCCTTGTCATTGTCAAGAAATTTAAGTCACCATCAGGGCATCCATCCTTGATGACAGCTTCTTCAACAAAGCCAAGGTGCTTATCAAATTTCATTGCGTCTAGATTGCCGCTGCTCACTAAACCAACGACTTTTTTCACCTTCAACTGCTCAAAAGGGTATGAAAAGGCAAACCAGAGAAAATCCCTCGTTAGCCACCGCTTACCCTCTCCAGCAACGTGCATACTTATTGTTGCCCCATTGTAATTGTCAAACCCAACTACGGCACACAAAACACCATCATCTTCTAGCCCGATATACATCCCGTTATTAGGCGAATATTGGCCTTTTGTCCTCTGACAAAGCCATTGACCCAATTCTTTCTGATTTTCGGTAACTATTGTTTTTGTCATTTTTGAACAAATAAGATTAGATGTTTCCACCGCCCTCAATGTTCATGTCATACGAATAGACGCGAATATCAGAGTATTTCGTGGAAAACTTCATGTGGAAGCTGCCCCAATACCCAAAACCATTCAGGTTTTTCCAGAGTTTGCGAACCGTAATCGAGCCACCATAAACTGAATTGTCATAGGTGGATGTGTCGTAAATAGCAGCAGGCGAGTCAATCACCGTGGGCAATGTGATCTCTTGGGCGTTCAAGTTGAAGTCAACTTCCATCCGAGCGCCGTAAGCAGCTTGGCCAGTAGAGCCAATCAGAATACGACCTAAAGACCAACGCTTTAACTGACTGCCAGCACCAAAGTTTTGATAAGCAGGCAGCACATCAGCAACAATGTCTGTTCCGTTGTCGTTTTGGTTTGTCCAAGCCTGACCAACGTACCCGTTTGCACCGAAATACAGGTTGTCATTGACGTAATACCAGCATTTAGCGGGGATTCCTGTCCAACGTGACCAACCGCCTGAAATCGTGTTCATAACGTATTGGTACGACTCTGTTGTGCTAACAGGGATGTTTACCAACAACATATTTTGAGGCGGGAACAAAACAATGTCCCAACCTGAAACAGATTGATATTGGGTCGTGTCAGAGGCCAATTGAGGCTGAATTTTGTCCGTCAGTTGCAGCCAAGTGTTCACGCGAGATGACATTAACGACTTACTCATCTGAGCAATGCCATCTTTGTTAATCATCAAGAGATCGCCACCATACTTGCAAGTGTGACCTGTTCCTGTGGGTGTACCAATGTAAAACACACCTTGCAGCGACCAAGTTGAAGCCGTTGCAGGGTCTGTGCCTGTGAAAATAGCAACTTCACCCTCTGAGGTAACGACCACAAAATAATCATCCAAACCAACGCCAGCATCAAGTGACCATGTGTCAATCTTGACGATCTTGCCACCGCGAGGAAAAATCGGGGCTAAATCATACTTAACCGCTGCGCCAGCGATTTGGTCTGTTGGCAAGTACCAAAGAGCCAAAGCGTTGTCAGGAGCGAACCAAAGGCGGCGTTTGTGGGCAATTACATCCCTAAACACCGTTGTGGATGGCCCTGTGATCGCGTAGGGCGATGAACTTGTTGTAACCGTGTGCCAAGTAGTCCCATCGTACAAAATGGCACTATCGGCGTTGTTTACATAGTAAGAAAAAAAGCCACCCGTGGTGGAGAAATGGCAATGCTTGAATTGTGCGCTTGTCAAACCTGTCTTGACGGTGGAACTTGCCCCGCCTGCGGTTACGTCATAGAGCGCACATGAACCACCGTTATTCACGGCAGCAATAATCAGTTGGTCGCCACTAGCAGGGCTGTAATCCATGATGGTTTCAGCGTTGCCTGTAAAAGTAGCGTGTTGGGTGTATCCCTTGCGAATCTGTAATTCAGATGGCAAGCAGAAGAAGTTGTCCAGAATAGGAGCGTAGACAGGTTCCATTGAAGGCAACGGGTCGCGCACATTCCAGCCCTTAATTGGGGCTGGTACTGAAACGATTTGAGAGGTTCTTGCCATATTAGCTCACTTGACAGACAGTCATAATGACCGATGGAATTGCAGGGCGCACAAATGGCGAAGTCTGAGCAGCAGAATGGTAAAGAGATACGTTTGTATCATCAACAGCCCAAACAAGCTCAAAATACTGACCAGCGTTCATTTGAAACATGAAGTTCCATGCCGCAACTTGTTGCGAATTGTTGCCAGCAATTGTAATGTCGGTGGCTGAATTTGCCACATCTGTTCCGTTGATTCTTGCCCAAATCACGACAAGTTTTGTGCTTGACGTTGCGCTTTGAAGCTGCAAGGAAAACTGAAAGTTGTAAACACCAGAAGCAGGGCAAATAATCCTTGATTTATGAACTGAATCAAGATAAATGCCATCCACCAAGTCGGTGGTGTTCATCGTGATTGGGTAAGCCGTGTTAGTCGCCCCAGGATTTTGAGAAGTCGTATCCGAAAACGCCCCATACAGAAGACCGCTTCCGCTAGAGTTGTTAGCTGGATAACGAGTAACTCTCATACGCGCTCAAGTCCACTCATTGTGACGCTCAAGCCAGTAGCAGAGCCAACAGCTAACAAAGACTCATTGATATTGAGAATTTGATAACCGTTGTATTGCATAGACGAATAAGCAGGGATTGAAGACGAATACCAGCCAAACGCATTAGCCGTGGCAACTGAGCCGATATACATTGTCAAAGTAACAGGCGCAGAAGTTGTGTTGACCACCATGATGTCAATAATGACAGTACGCCCGTCAGGTTGAGCCGTGTAAAGCGTTGTTGAGGTCGCGTTAATAGCCTTTTGGCATAGGCGGCTTGGTGTGCCTGATAGGTTGGCGATCATTTTTGTTCTTTCATTTCTGGCAACTCTTTACCAAAAATCCCAAGTGGCATGGTTGCAAACATTTCAGGGCCAAACTTTTTAAACAATTCTTTACGTTCTTCGGGTGTTGAATAGTAGTAAAGGTCTTGCAGACCTTGCTTTCTCAAGTAATCAACAGACTGTTTTGGAACATCTGCTGGCAAAATTGCGCCTTTGAACTCATTAACTTGAACTGCGCGTTGTGGCTTGATTTCAAAGTATTCGGATGGCATCTTTTGAAGATTGCCAATGAATGACCTTACATCATCTTTTAAAGAATCAGGAACATCTTTGTAGAGCTTGTCTAACAAATTTACGTTTTTGGTTTGTGCAATCTCATACAAAGCATCGGAAGGCGAATAACCATATCCAGCTTGGTCTTGCAACCCACTTAACTTGCTGCTCAATGTATCCATTTCAGAATCAATTTGCTCTTTCAAAGGCTTCATTTGCTCAGAAGTGACAAGATTTTCTCTTGCGCCTTTTACTTGGTTAAAAGTTCTAAATTTTGGAGCAGCAACAGCGCGAAGACTTCCAGCGCCATACATGATGCCTTCAGAACCAGCCCCGCCTTTCATTTCTTTCACATAATTATCTAATGTGGCAGGCACATATTTTCTATTCCCAGAATCAGTAAATCCTTTAAAAATTCGTTCTTTGACATTAACCCCAGCATCAGGTAAAGATTTTTCAAATTCATTTATCCAGTCTTTGTATTGCGCTTGACGATTATCAACAGCTTCACCAACTGCGCGTGAGTATTCCCAATCATCTTTAAAATCAGAACGATTTGGCAAACTGCCTTGCTCTTTCAAAAACTTTTCTTTGTAAAGTTTGCTGAATTCTCGATTGTCCCAATCTTGCACCAATTTATGAGTTTCATAAGAAGATTGTGGATATACATCAGAGAACAATTTGGTTAGATTTTTCTGTGATTTAGGGTCAATTTCGTAATCAATTCTTGGGGCTTTTGCCGTGTAAGCATCAAACCCAAATACAGGATTTTTTGCCGATGGAGTAGCCATCTCCTTTGGGCCAATCAAAGAAATATCGCCAAAATTGGAAAGTGGATTCTCCACATTAGAAACAGCTATTGACGGCACAGGCATACCACCAACTTTTTCAACCTTTGCCAATTTTTCAGGGCTAATGTTGTGGTGAACAATCATTTCTTTGCCAGCTTCAACGCCAGGCACAAACGATTCACGCGCAAAAACACCAGTTACAGGTTTAATTCCCATACCAACAGGTACATTCTTAGGCAAGAACTTAGCAGCAGGGACAAGCGGAGCCACGTTCATAATGGCTTCAGCAGTCTCAGGCTTCATTAGAGGCACGTTAGCTTTGCCAATGTTTGTCAAAGGCTCACCATACGCCATGCGTTCCGTAGTCTTTGGGATGCCTGTGGATTCAAAGTAAGCGCCCAAGCCTTGCATTTGCTGAGTGCGTTCAGGACTTCTCATCCAGTTAATGCCTGAATTCATGGCATCTGAAATCGTGCCTAAAACTTCATTTCTAGGCGTTGCTCTTAGAGCATCAACGAGTTGACGCTTTTCGTCAGTAGAACCATCGTTCCACGAACCCTGACGGAGTAGATCAGCAAGTGTTGGCATCGCCTAACCTCAAGAGGTAGTGTTGCCGAAACCAGTATCAGGAAGATTGTTCTGGGTCAGCAAGATGTTGGGGTACTTAGGAGCCAGCGAAAGGGTATCCGCGCCAGCATCTTGTGCTTTGAACTTAGACACTTCACGCGCAAAGTCAGCTTGCAGCGCGGCAGTATCAAAGCCCTTAATTTGGAAATACTTGAGTTTTGTTCCCAAGACCAACAGGCGGTCAGGGAAAATGCTTGTGTCTGTGTCAGCAGAAAAACGAGTTTTAGCAGTTCCATCAGCACCCACAACCCATGAGCCTGATTGGTACTCAAAGCCTAAAATGACGTTTGACGTAGGCATAGGCCACACAGCAAACTTGTTGCCTTGGATACGATAACGCATCCGTGGGCCTGTCGTCACATACGAGGCTTTCAACCATTGCCACTCTTGGGCATCTTTCGGGCCAATCACAGACCAACGATTAGATTTGTTGTATTGGGTTTTGTTGACCATCCGTTGATAATCGGAAGGCATCGCATAGTTCACTTGACCAAACGTATAGGTTTGACCTGTGTATGAACCAGTTGCGTTGATGTTGAAGTTTACGGTGCTACCAGAGGCAGAAGTCACAAAAGTGTCCTGCATGATGCCGTTACCCATCACCATGAAGTCAGAGGTCAAGCCAGTAATGCTTGACATATTGGTAAGCGCCGTAGCATTCAGAGCCACATCGCCTGTGTATTCGTGATAAACAGTTTGGAAGCGATATTCTTTGATTAGACCTTGCCAATCGTTCTCAGTCGTCAATGAGTCGCCAATGCGATACATCAACGACTGAAGTTGCTGGACAGACTCATCCGAGTTGCCAATAACCGTATTCGGTGAAGGAATACCCAACTCAAGACAGACATCCTGAATGTTTTGCAGAAGGGTACTCATAAATCACTCCATTAAGATGCCTCGGATTCTACCTCATCGGTAGTTTCTTTGGGCTTTCGACCGCGCTTTGGAGCATCTCCCAAGAGTGCTGCCATCTGCGCTTGCAGTTGTTCAATTTGGGCTTGTTGTTGCTTAACAATATCGTCAGCGCCAACTTTGCCACGGTTCAAAAAGGCTTGCGCTTTCACGCGCCATTGCAAACCACCCATGACACGGACAAAAGCCGAATCAGGAGCGCCAGCAACTTGTTCAACGAAACGGAAGCCCAAATAGGCCAGTTCTCGTTTAAATCCTTCAGGTACGTCAGACCATTCCTCGATGGGTGTGCCTGTCATGCCTTGCATTTGCTTGTAAGCCGCATATTTGCGACCAAAGCGGCGGCGGTAATCTTCTGTTGCTTCTACGTCAATCTCCAGCGTTTTATCGCCAGGCACTTTGACGTTCACAAACTCAACCTCGTTTCCATCAACGATCTTTGAGTAGAAGGTCACATCCAGAAACTCATCGCCAGAGGTATCCCCAACGTATGCGATTTCATCAGCCATTTAATTCTCCTGTTTACTTACCACGAACATGAAAAAGAGATGCAATATCTCTTTCTTCTTCCCACAAAACCTCACCACGCTTAGAAAGAACTTCTTTCCACCACGAATGAGGCTCTACGGTTAAATGTAACTGTTGCCCAATCTCAGCACCCATTACGTCAGGAACGGTCGAGATTTGAAAGAAACAGTCATTGCAAGATGACAGAATGTTGTCTATAACTGATTCTACATCTTCAGGTGCAATGTGTTCCATTACATCACAGCAATAGCCGTGGCGAACAAGAACAGGAATTGGCATTGTCAGGTCAGCTTGCACAAATTTAAAGTGCTGCGCTTCCTTGTCGCGTGAGTTCCATGTGAAATCCACCATCAACATATCGCAGTCAACCATCTTAGAGATAGCCAAGCCGCCTCGACCAGTTCCACAGCCATAGTCACAAATCTTAGCGCCTTGCTGTGGCTTCACAACGTCAACAAAAATCTCTGCGACTTCCTCGCCAGGGCTAACTGTACGGTATTGGTCAAAGTCCCACATCATCTGATATTTGTCTTTTTCTGCCATCTTTGGAGCGTTCCAAATATCAGGCAGCAAACCATCACCAAACACCTTCACCTCGCAACCCATGCCCTGAATTGCTTTGGCTGTGTATTGGAATTTGTGGGCTTGTGACTTCATCGTGTAAGAACAGATGTATTCCTTGCCGTTAAAACGAACGGTGGTCAATGGTTCTTCAGCGTTCATTGGTTGGTCAAAAGCGTGACCAGTAACACCACGGTGGCTTGAATCGTAGCCAAAGCAATGAATTTTGCGGTGTCCCAATGTGTAAGCGATGCAGATAGCCGAATTGCCAACAGCACTTGCGCCACCAATTAGGGCGTAGTCTTCATCGTGCGAAGGCAGAATTTCTGAAATGTCGCCAATCTCTTGATGCCACAAAATAGCATTAGGCGCACGTTCAAAGCAAAGCGGGTCTACCTGAGAAGCAAAAAGATGCTTACCTGCCTTTGAATAAACCAAATCAGCAGTTTTCACACGGGCATCCACAATGATCTGAACGTCAGGGAAAACGCCATTCTCATGCAAGAACTTGGCAGAGCCATTCATCGCATAGACGATGTTGCCTTGTGCTTGGAGTTCTTTGATCTGGTCTAGGTGGTCAGCTAATGACGGGCCAGAGCCACACATTACAGCCGTAAGCTGGTTCTCAGGCTCTATCTTGAGCCACTCGCGTTTTACCGCAGAGTTATGTTTGATGTTGCTGATTAAAACTTCATCAGAGGTGTTGCACGTTAGTACAACTGGAATTACCAAATCCTGTGTTGTATCAGGATTGCGGCGGCGCATCAAAACATCATGTTGTGGAAGCATAAATTACCTGTCGAGGAATTACAAACCCCCCACATTGTAGGGGGTTCAGAATTACCCGAATTAGGTAATACGGCCTTGCATACGAGGACGGTTCACAACCACTTGAACGGTTGTGCGACCAGTAGCAGCAGAAGCCACAGCAGCAACGAGTGCGCCTGTGAGTTCTTTGCCAGAGCCAGTAGAGGCAATCAGACCAATGGTTTTCACACCAACAGCAACGCCAGCAGCCAAAGAGATAGTTGCACTCTTAGCCACAACAGCGACACCGCTGATCTGATACCAACCCCATTGGCTTGCCACGTTAGCAGACATTGCCACAGCCACAGGTTGTGGTTTGTTTGTGCCAACTGGAGCCAAAGCGGTAGTGCCAGAGGTAGTGTTGTAAGTTACCAAAGAACCCACGACCGTGGAAGCCACGCCCTTGAGGTAGATGAACTCAGCACCGCCGTAATCTGGGTCATCACCAGTAACGATTGTGCCAACAGGGTGGTTTTGAGTTGTATCGGTAACTGCGATACCTTGGAAACCAGCCAAGGGGGTAGTGATTTTGTAAGCCATGATAATTTCCTTTCCGAACTTACGATTAGGTGATAGACAAAGTTGCGTTGAACTGAGCGCCTGAACAAGTCAAAGCACCAGACCAGCCCATCAAGCGCACAATTGCGTCTTGGTTAACGGCTTGACGATCACCACCGATTGCAACAAAGTTGCGATCTTTGTGAGGACGGAAGTGGACAAACTTAGAGTTAATGAAGTCCATGCGAGTAGAGGTTTGGTTGCCACCGATACCACCACCCAACACAACGTCAGCAGAACCGCCTGAACCGTAGTATTTGATCGCTGTAAAGCCAGCAGCGCCCAACTTTTCGTCAGTAATACGCTGGATGGATTGCAGAGATTGCAAATACATACCGTAAGCTGTTGTGCCTGCGTAGATCAGGTCAGGACGGTCATTACCGCGAACGCGGCTCAAAGCCACAGTGTTCATAGCTTGCTGGATGTTGGAAGCAGTCACGGCAACGCCCAAGATGGTCGAAGCTGTGTATGCGCCGTTTTGCCAGAAAGACCAAGAAGCGCGGTCGATACCACCGTAAGTGCCTGAACCAGGCGAAGTGGAGATCATTGCAGCCAAACCGACCAAGGCTTTGCCGCCGTTGCCAGTGCCGTCACCGTGAAGGTCAACGTCAATTTTGTTAGCCAAACGAGCTTGTGCAACTTCAACGCGAGTAGCGATCAATTCGATCATCTGCTCTTTGCCGCTGTTTTGCAACATTTCTGGGCCAGAGATAGTCACAGCGTCAGCATAATGCTTCATTGTGAACTGGGCAGCAGAAATGGGGCTATCAGGGCTAATGTTGATAGTTTCGTAACCAGAGTAGCTGTTAGCGTAGTTGGTTGCGGGGTCGTTATAGAAAATCTCTTGCAAAACGGTAGAACCACCAGAGATGGTCTTCACGTTGCCGCGCTCTTTCAAGCGAGTCAAGAGTGCGTTGTTGTTTGTCAAGTTATCTTGAGCCGATTTTGTACGGCTTTCGATGGTGGTAGCGATGATGTCGCTAATTGCGCTGTTAGCAAATGCCATGATTGGCTCCTATTTAAAAAAGATCAAAGACCGAGGTTTGCCATTGCTTGCCTAACGGCTTCTTCCGTTGTCTTTGGCTCAGGAGCGCGTGTTACGCCCGTAGGAGAACCTTTGACAGAAACGGCAGATGCCTTGGCTGCTTTGGCAGCTTCATTCGCACGTTGAACTTGATTTACTTGTTGAGTTGGCTGTTGGCTAACCCGAGAAAATACATCGTCATTCAGACGCACTGCTTTTGCGTAAGCATCGTTCAGGTCGCTTGCGAAGCCCTTGTCTAAAAGGTCTGCCATCGTTTCACGAACGTCATCGAAATGCTCATGCGTTTGCGCGAATTGCTCAATCGTTTGACCGAGTTGCGCTTCTTCCGCCATCTGTCGAGATTGCGTAATTTGGTTAAGCGCGGCCTGCTGTTGGGCAAGGCGTTGCTCTAGTTGGTGATGATAAGGGTCGAAAGGGACACTTGTCAAACTATTTAGGTCAATCCCGTAATCATGGGCAAGACGAACGAACTCTCTTGCCTTAGTTTGTGGGTCTGACGTTCTCAAGGTTTTCTCTGTGCTAATCAACTTGGCGATAGCATCTTCAGGAGAAACTTGAAGTTGTTGGAGATATTCCATATGCGGAGCAACAGCATTTCCCAAAGAACGACCACGTTGGGCATCTTCTTTGTATTGCTGGATTCCCTTGTGGAATTGCTGCTCACGCTCAACAATATATTGCTGAGTTTCAGGTGGCAAAGCACGAAGCGCCTCTTGTGCTGGCTTTTTCCATGCCGCAAAAGGGTTGCGTTCAGGCTCTTTAACCTCTGTTTTTTCCTCAGATTCCTCTTTCGGGGTTTCTTGGGCTACGTCTGGCGTTTCCTCTTGAGGCTCTGCTTCTTTAGGCTTGAATCGCCCTTTTTCATCGCGTTTTTCAACTGATTGCTCGGCTTGTTCAGCCTGCTCTAGCTTATCAAACTCACGGGCAACAATGTCGCGTGTATCCGTGGGTTCCTGAACTTCTTGGGTATCCAAGGTTTGTTCTTCTGACATTTTTTCTCCTAGATGTTGTCAAAACGTGCTGCGATTTCCTTGCGGAGTGATTCTTTTTGAGTTTTTTGCTCAATCCATGACTGTGTTTTGGGTTTCACAGGCTCATTGCCTACCTCAATACAGCCGTGGGATTTTAGGTGATCTCGATGCTGTGATCGGGATGAAATCATTTCGCCAGTCAATTGAGACTGATATGGCTGAATGTCAGCTACAACCATAGGGGCGCATATTTGGCGCTCAACCGTTACGCCACAACATTCGGGCAAATCTTCATAGTTTGCAAGCGAACGGAAAATGTCTGTCACAGACTCGCATTTTGGGCATTTGACAACGTAGATAGGCATTAGATGAGCATCAGTAGTGATTCTTCATCTTCAAGTTCTGCGAGCATTTCTGCCTCATACGCTTGAAGGCTTAATTCTGCTTGGGATAATAACCTATTTATCTGAGCAACTGCAACATCGTACTCAGCTAGGTCAATTTTCTTGATCTCTTGCTTGATTTCTTTCTTGATCTCAGTAAAAACAGGCTTGGGAACATAAGTCCCATCCATCTTGTCAAAAGCCTCTTTGACGATTGCTTTTATATCGTCTTGCTGGCTTTTCTTGATGTTGCTTTTTACCCTTTTAGGCGGCAACCCACCCGTTGTGACAATCTCAACCTCTGGGGTTGTTACGTCATATTGGCTTTCACCATATATGGCCTCGTCATAACGGGCAGGAATTGACATTATTGAACACCAATAATTTTGCCGTTTTGGTCACGCACAACTTGTTTTGGTCTGCTCAAGTTTGCCATCATGTTAGCCATGACCTCTGACTGTTGTGCGTTTGAGTTTTGGATAGCCCCAACGACTTGCGCCATGTTTTCTGCCAATGCCTGATTGGATTGAGCCAGAACACCCTGCAACAAGGTCGAAACTTGCTGATTGCCCTCACCATCGTAAGAAACAAGATCAGTTGACTTGTCTAAACTCTTGATGCGTAAAGCGTTTTCAGCTTGAATTTGAGCCACAGCCATCTTAGTCTCAGCCTCAAGATTGGCTTTCCATTGGGTCAGTTGGGCTTCTTGTTGGACTTTTTGTTGCTCAAACTGCATCTTTTGCTGTTCAAGTTGAACTTCCAACTGGGCCTTTTGTTGCTCCATCTGCATTTTGGCTTGCTCAATCTGAAGGTCAGACTGCGCCTTTTGAGCCTCTGCTTGTGCCTTGATTTGTTCAGGATTTGGCTGCGGTGGCTGTTGTGCTTTGGCTTTTTGTGCCTTGTCAATGTCTTGCATTGTGTTCTCAAACATACCCTCAAGTTCACGACCAGCTTTAAAGCCACGAACCCCAAACAGCAACATTTGCATGACCAAAGGAGCCATGTCAGGTGCAAATTGAACAGCTTGCGTTGCTTGAGTCAAGAAGTTGCCAGCCGCGCTTAAAAATTCAACACGGCTTTGCTTCTCGCCTTGCTCATCCAACTCCACCAAAGTGTCAGTCTCAATGTCAATTTGGAAGTTACGCATTGGCTCGTTCTTGAGCAAAGCGATGGCTTGGGCAATTAACTCAGGGTTTTGACCGTCAGGCGTGTTGGCAATACCAGATATTTCTAGAATGATCTCAGGCTGATACTTAGAGCAAATGACTTCCGCTTTCATGCGTAGCAAGTCACGGGCAAAACGTGCCACATCGTCTTTCATGTCGTTTAGACGAATAGAAGCAAATTGGCTCTTGATTTGTTGGGCAGTAGCAGTTTCGGAAGCCACAGAAGCACCACGGAGAATGTCCGAAATGCCTGTTGTCTCATAAATGATCTGCTTGCATGACTCACGGGCAGCGTACAAACTTTGCAAAGCCTGAACCACATCACCCAAAGGCAAGAATTGAACAGCGCCTTGTAAGCCACCCTTTTCAACAAAAGCAGGCCAATTGGTGACGGGAACCATCACAGCATCATTGCCTTCTTTCATCAATCGGGCTAATGAAGGCTCATCAGCAGCGTAAATGCCCATCACCTTCAAGGCGCGGGTCAAATGCTGAATTCGGCCTGTAATGTCATCAATCTCGTCTGCTTGGTCTTGGTACATCTTGAAGTCCGCAACGGGAATCAAGCTGTCTGTTGTGATTGTGGCAAACAAAGGCTTTGGGCATGGAAAAAACGATTCCAACTCAAGCGGGTCGTCTTTCTCATCCAAGATTTCGTCAAAATGGTCAGCAAGCCAATAGACCTTCTTGCTTGACTTACACCAAATCTCCCACACGGGGGCTTTCTTCAGCGCCTCGGTGGTTGCCATGTCTTCACCGTCTTTGTCAGGCGAATGAGTCAGCGGCACTTCTTTGAATACGTCACCAAAACGCTCAACGCCTTCTTCTTGGCTCATGTAAACCCTGCGGCCTACCCAAGTCACTTCTTCCCATGTACGGGCAGGCAAGTGAGCAAAGTCTTCCCAAAAAACGTAATCAACAGGTGTGCGCTCGTCTGTTACGCGCTCCAATGGCTCTGCGTCTTCTCCAGCCAAGCCGTTGGTTTCTAAATCGCCTTCACCCTGACCAGGTGCATAGCCTTCATTTTCAGCGTCATCCGTGATTTGAGGTTCTTCAACGGTTTCAATCTTTGGCTCGTAACGCAACCATGCTACGCCACGACCAGGCAACAAACGGTCATCCACCGTGTGTGACATTGCCGAGTTGTAATCGCTGTAATGACGCAATTCGTAGTCAATAGTGCGCTCAAGAATCATTGAGGCAACGCGACCAATATCGTTGCGGTCTTTGAATCGGCGGGAAACCTCGACCTTTGGTGGGCGTGAATAGACCGCTGGCTTCAGGGTCTTGATGTTTGACCAAAGAATGTTAAATCGTGCATCCGTGTAGTCGGTGTCTTTGCGAACATCGCGGAAACGCTTAACGATCTTGCGACCTTGCTCGGTAAATTTGCGATAGTCTTCTTTGTAACGGTGCAACTCATCGCGCCAATAGATCGCGTTATAGGCCATAAAAACTCCTGAAAGTTGGCGCATTTTAACGCCATATATCAGATTCTAGTATGCCTCTTACTTGGCATCTCGTCAAATATCTCGTTGAGCGTCTGTTCATGCCACCATTTAGGTTTGGGCGGTTCAGGCGCTTTGTATTCCTCACGCCATGCTATTGCCATGTAACGGACTGAATCTGCTCCGTGGCTTGTCCAATCGTGGCGGGGACGGTCACGATAACGTTTCTTGTCGTCATCCCATTCTCGTTGATACTGGCGCAAAGACTCCAGCAGGCTGTATTCCTTGCATTTTGCGGAGTCCATCCAAAGTCTTGGAAATAATGCTCTGACAGCTTGAATCCCGTCTTGCAGCGATAAATCAGGAACGATTCGGACATTGGCAATCCCCAACTGTTTTTGAGCCATTTCTTGAATTGACTTGCCACCAGAGGCCAAAGTTTTAGCCCTAGCATCGTGGGGTAGCCAGTGTTTACCGTAGCGGTAATGCTTGAATTTAACCACAGAAATATAGTCATCCATTGCCAGCCCAGAGCCAGCAAAGTGGTCAATGATGTGAATCTCACCGCCAATAACTTGAAAGAACACGATGGAAGTGTCATCGGTATAGCCCAAGTCCCAAGCCGTGTGAACTGGCGCGTTGCGGTCATAAGCAACGGCTGAAATCCTGCCTTCTTGCTCGGCAATCCTCATTTCCTTGCCGTAGTACGCCCCAAGAATAGCCGCCTCAAAGCTGCACTCAAACTCTTGAAGGTATTGGTCTTCACTCATCATTGACTTGGCATCTTCAAGTTCAGAGTCAGGCAATAGCTTGGTTTGTGAGGCTTTTAGGGTCGTAACGTGCCAATTCGGAGATTGTTGGGCGCTGTCATACACATCCCAAAAGTTGTTCTTGCCCTTTGGCGTACCGATAAACACAGCCCAACCTTGTCGGTCAGCTAGTAAGGGGCGAATAACCTCACCCCACACACGAGGCTTCATGTCGGCATATTCGTCAAGAACGATGCCATCAAGGTACATACCACGCAAGGCTTCAGCGTTATCAGCACCAAAAAGGCGAATCCGAGCGCCTGTTACCAGTTCAATCCACAATTCTGAGGCGTTGGCTTTGACCCTGACGTTTTCGCTGAATCTAAGAAGGTACAGCCAAGCGACTGACTTGGCTTGGGTAAGAAACGGACAAATGTAGGCATATTGCCCATCGGACTTGCCTTCCGTAAGCGCACGTTTAATTAGGTCATTGACGCAAGCAACAGTCTTGCCGCATCTTCTATGTGCCACGGCAACAGCCCAACGCTCTTTGCGGTTGTGAAAAGATAGAAATTGCTTACGAGGCGCGTAGTCGATACGGACTCGTTTTATTTCGGTTCGTTCCACTCAAATACCATCTTAGTGACAACAGGAGCATCGGCATCGCCAATGATTTCGGTTCTAGCTAACTTAGGCGCAGCGTATTCAGCTAACTTTGCCAACATATCCAAAGCCTTATAAGGGTCTGGTTTGCGGTCTGTTAGCGGGTCGCCATTGGCAACGTCTTCTAGCCAAATAGAGACGTTTTCGCTGTTCTTATCTAGCAATGCCCGAATGGTGTCTCTAAACTCGGTGGTGGAGCGATTAGGCACGCCCTTGGGCCTTCCTCTGCCTTTATTGGTCAGATTTTCAGAATTTCCAGCCTGTACTTTTTTCATGCTAATCCTTTAGGTTTCTAACTGATTGCGCTTATTTTAGTCACAAATGTAAAAGCCTCAATTTGGTTTTCAACTAGGCAAGGCAGAAAGCCAGAAAATACCTTGCGTCAACATCCTTGATTGCTGGCTTAACAGCTTTTACGGGTTTATTTTAATTCATCAGGCCATTTGCCTTGGCTTTTTAGCTTTGCCACGGTCTTTTGATAGGCCATTTGCCAAAGCATCTGTCTTTGGTCTTTGGTCAGTCTAGCGCCTTGGTCTAGTTCTCGGTGGCAGGATTGGCAAAGCGCAGCGGTGAATTCGTCACTTGCCTTGATTCCCCTGCCTTTGCCGTGTTCAGCCCAATTGCTGTGCGCGGCTTGGGTTTGGTCTTCTATGTAGCAGTTTTGGCAAGGTAGGCTGGCTACGTTCTGAAGATGCTTTTTGCTTCTGAAATAGTTGAACTTGGGAATTGCTGTCATTCTGTTTCACCATTTGCTTTTGCAATAGCTTTTTCAAGCCTGATTACAGCGGCTCTAGCATCTTGCATAGCAAAGTGGTCGTGTTTTATTGAAAAAAATCTGCCTTCCACTTGCGCTACCAATTCTCTTAATGCTTGCCTAGCTTGCCTCATTGCCACAATACTTGTTAAATCTTCACGCTGATTATTTGCACCAGCTACCACTCCAATTTGAATACCACAGTGATATGCGTCTTCTGCTACCAAATCATAAAAATTACTAAGTTCTTCACTTAAGTCAGCATCTTCAAATCCGTATGGCGAAAGAATGTATTTTTCTGAAATTACAGGGAATCCAGCTTTTTTTGCTACACGAATAACGTCTTTATTTGTCATACGATCTCCACCACATCCTTGCCGTGGCTCTTAATGTAATTGGCGGTTTTACGAATCATCTTTTCGTATTCTGACCTAGCAATGCTTGTGCGCTGAAGGTCGTGATATTCCCACAATTCCTTAATTTTGCTGATTCCAGTACCCGACAAGCCCATTTTGCCTGTCTTTTGGTAACGGTCAGCAGCTTCCAACAAGGCTGTTTGGACTTCCTTGCAGTAAGGCAGAACTTCAGGGCCAATGCCTTCTTTGCCCATGGTTTCTGAAATGTTGACCACATCGGCAAGCCAGCGCCAATCTTCTGTGGTTCCCATGCCCTTGGTCATTGCGTCAATTGCGGATAGTTCACAAAGGCGCAGTTTGTCCAAAGCTGCACCATCAGACACAGCAGCGCCAGCGATTGCATGGGCAACGGTGTCTATGTTGGTTGACCAGACCTTGCGTTTACATCTTTTGCGTGTCATTTACTTCTATTCCATTCTCAGCACACCAAGCCAGCAAAAACTCAACAAACTCGCTTGCGTGTTCTTTTGAAAAATTACGGGTTTGAAAGCCAAGCTGAACGATTCCTGTTCCATCAAGATTAGGAATTATTGGCGAATCCTTAAATCCTGTTTCACGCAAAAATTTATCAACCAACAAGCGTTTCCAATCTTCTGCATCCCACTTAGACCCTAAATGTTGTGCTTGTTTGGCTATGTCACCAATAATTGCATGAAACTTCTCGTTTTGTTCGTTGCTTCGGCCTGCGTCTTTGACTTCTAACGTCAGATTTTTGCCTGCCGCCAATGCCGTTTTGACTTTAGGCCACAGGTTTTGCATCAGGGTTGTGGCTTGTTGTGGGTCAATTAGGTCGTATTTCATTTAAGCCTATCGCCCACCAAAGTGGCATAACCAGCAATATCGTGCCAATGGTCGTGGTAATCAGGGTTGCCGTTCAGCACACGGGCAATCTTGTGGCAAATCATTTCTAAAGCCTCAATCTGATCTGCGTCAAGTTCTTGGAAATCATGCTCCCAAAGCACAGCCTTTAGTTTTTGGCTGATCTTTGCGTGTGTTTCAAAGTCGCCATGTGTCTTTTGGCGTTGTTTCAATGTCTTTTCTATTGTCATATCACTCCAATCATGCGTAAAGCCTGTTCTGGGCCTTCAATTCGCTCAAGGCGACCACCGACCCACTTTTCAAAAAAAACCTGTTGTAGCTTCGTTAAACCCTTTTTAGGGCCTGATTTCACCTCAACCAAGTAAGTTACACCGTTATAGCCAACCAATAAGTCCACAGGCAAGCCAATAATCCAGACGTAAGCACCAGCAGACCGTAAAGCAGAAACCACTTGGTCTTGCGTAGCATCAACTCTCGCAGCGTATCTCATCTTCCACCACCACGTTTGCGCCAGCCACTCATGTGTTCTTCTCCTTAAGTTTGGCTTCAAGTGCTTTTGAAAAATGCAACCACCCCCATTTTTTTAAAAAGCCATCCAACATATCTGGCATAGATTCAAATGCGGCTTGTCTGTCTTCATCCGTCAGCCCAACCCATGTGCGTTGTTGTGGCTCATCAAGTGCGCTACGAAGACATTTCACAATGGCAGGATTCCCAACCACAGCACCCATCTCAATCAGCTCAACAACTGCTTCTACTGCTTCAATACTCATGTCTTACTCCTTAATGCCGTGGGCGGCTACAAAGACCTTGACAAACTTTACTCGTGCAAGATGTTCTTTGTGGTACTTTTCTGGGAAACCTTCAAGATATGCGGCCTTTGCCTCCTTTCTCGTAAAACGAACACAAGTCCAAATAATCCAAGGTTTGCGACCTGCTGTAACAACTGGCGCCCAAAGGTTGTTAGTGCGAATCATGTGTTCTCCTTAATGCCGTGGGCGGCTTCAATGGCTCGGGCAAATGTATATAGCCGTGTGCCATAGGCGTTAACACCTTCAAGGATTGCGCCTATCTCCTCATCCGTCAGCGGCTTGCGTTGTTGTGGTGTGGTGTTTTCTTTTTCAAGACACCACCGCCTCCAATCTGCCGCATACACACACAATGCAGCTATGCGCTCTTGAAGCGTTAATAATCTTGGTGTGCGCCCATCGGGATAACCATCTTTTGCATTCCTGATAATTTTTGATTCGTCAGCATCAAGAATTGCATGAACATCATTACAAACAGTACATTCCACAGGCTCACCCTGCTCTTGCTTGGGTTGTGGTGTGGTGTAGAGAGTACGAACTTCATAAGGCCCAAATCCATCGTTCGGGTCTGGAACACCGTCATACCAATCTGCACAATGCAAATGACGAAATTGATGTATCGCCACAGGCTCACCCTGCTCTTGCTTGGCTAGTGCTTCTTCTAGGGTTTTGATGGCTTCGTGAATGTACTCAGGAGCGCCATCTTCATCTCCATAAAGGCGATAGTTTTCACGCTCTTGCTTCAACGCCTCAAGCGCCAGCTTCTTTGCTTCTTTACTCATCATGCACCCCAAAAATAATTTGTTTGCTCCCAAACAACAGAACGGGCCAAAAGCATTTCTGCTTTTTTCTTTGCTTTTGCAAACGCTTCATCTGCAAAGTCATGGCAGTCAAAAGGGCTTGTGCCCTTGACTTCACAGTATTCAAATACGTCAATCTTTTCCCACAAAAAACTAAAAACACGTTTTTGCTCAACGTAATAGCGTTTTTCTTCAGGCGAATGAACTATGCGAACTGATTTAAATAAATTACTCATAGCGTTTCCTTTGTTTCTTTTGTTCTGCGCTCTTTAATTTCTTTTCTTGCTTTATTGCCTTGACGCTTTGGAAGGCGCATGGTTAGCAATATTTCACGGTCAATCTTTACATCAGGCAACATCTCCATTGCATCTGCAAAATAATCATGCCAATGCACAAACTGCTCTGCTTTAGCATCAAACATCCATCCGCTTCTAGCGTCTAAATGTTGAATCGCAAAGTTCACTCGTTGACCAAGTTCAATCGCAATGGTTTTCCAATCAATTTCTTTTGTCATTACATCGGGCTTTCTGGCAGTTGTGCGCGTTGCGCTTGGTTGTACGCTTTGATTTGTTTGGCAGTCCAAGGAACTGCGCCTGTTGCGGGTGGGAAGGGCCACGATTGGTTATTCATCAATGTCATAGCAATCATCCACTTCTTTTTCAACAGGCTCAACGCCTGAACCATGACAGTGCTTACAGGTTGAACCATCCCACATCCCTTCGCCTGAACCACTACACCATGAGCAGTCTTCATAATCGTCATCTTCAATCATGGCTTTACCTCTGCGTCAACAATACGAATCAGGGCGGCAATCATGTCTTTGGCTTGGTCTTTGGTCAGAGTAACGTGACAGCGGGCAGATTCCAAAACCATAGACAACCAAACGCCATCTTCATGCTGGTCAACATAAATGTGTCGGCGCTTGCGTGTTGTTTCAATGCGTGTTTCGAGTTTCATATATACCTTTCATTTGCGTTCATTAACTCTTTGCCTTACGGCCTCAACCAACCCAACCCATAAACCTGACGGGTCTTTTTCAAGTTCCTGCGCCCTTTGCTTGGCATACGGTATCCAACCCTTCTGCAAAGCCATCTTTGTCAGATGCTCCACTTGTTGCTCGAATACTTGGTTGAAATCCATCTAAGTCGCCTGTCAGTTCAAGTGCTTTGTTGATTGTGTCTAGATTATAAGACAGATTATCTTTGATTCCGTCTAAAACCTGAATTGCTTGCAAATATGTCATGGTGTGACGCTTTTACGCAACTCTGCCAATTTAGCCAATGTCTCCAAAGATGGTGGCACAGCCTTCTTTCTGTCTTCCTCAATCTTCCGCAAAGCAGCGTCTTGGTTTGGCGGTGGTGGCGTTGTGATGCCAGCTACATCCCACTTGTTTTGCATTTGTGGCTTTACAGCAACCCATTCAGCCTTAAACGATTGCCAATTACGCACGATGGTTTCTTTCAATGCGTCTTCCAACGACCAGCCAGCTTTGCTTGCTTCTTTTGCAATGCCTTCAATCACCAACTGTGTGACCTTGGCTTTCTTGGCTTTCCTGTGAGCAATGAATTCATCCCAAACAGATTGTGAAACGCCTTCAGGCGTAGCAACGACAGTTGCTTTCTTCTTTGTTTCTTGTTTTATGTTTATTGTTTCTTGTTTTATGTTTGGTTGCTCGTCTGTTGAACGGGCGTTGAACCTACGTTCAGCGGATGCTTTACCAGCGCGTGACGCTTGTTCAATCTTTGAATGATAGTGAGCAATTTCTTTGTCTGCCCTGCCATTTACATAGCCTTCTTCAGTCTTTTGAAAAAACTGATTAAGCACATCACGAACAGTTGCTGCATCATCCCTCATGCCAATTTGCTTGGCAACGAACGCTGCATCGCCGTTCAACGGGCGTTCGTGAAGGTAATACAGGTCAAGAATTCTGCGATAAGCCAAGTCCTCAAGCAAATCAAGGTGGCGAGTGTGACTAGCGTAGTCACCAATGTTGAATTGATAGTAGTGCATTGTTTTCCAGTTTTTAACAACCCGTTTGAGAAAGAAACATAGGCAGGAGAACGGGTAACTCTTTTCGGTTGGGAGATCAGGCCCAACCTAGCCTTGTTTCAAAACATTATATCAATTAAACCAAAGCCAGAAGCCATGCAAGATGCCTATGGGAAAAAAGATCGCGCCAGCTACCAAGAAGCCCCAGAAGCCATGTGCAAAGCAGGTGAAGATGTGGGTCAGCCAAGCAAAGCCACACAGGAAAGCGAACAATTCACCCATTACGATTCCTTCACAAAGATGCCATCAGCGTTCATGTAACCCTTGCGGTCTTTAATTTGCTCATAGGCGGCTTCAAGGCAATCTGTTAGGTTTACATCCATCAAGGCGCAGACGTTAATTAAGCAAACCACGGTATCGCCTACGGCATCAATCGCTTCTGCCTTGTTGCTATCGCGCAACGCATCAACCAGTTCGTTGATTTCTTCACAGGCTTTGATAGCTTGTGCCATCGGTGTGCTGTTTGGGATGATTTGACGCGCTTCTGACCAGCGAATCACTTTAAGTTCTGTTTCTGCGTAACTCATTTTGCTACCTCGTATGTCATTTCAAAGATGTCAGGCTTGCAAGGGTAGTGCTCACCCTGCACGCCTGTAATGATCCAGTCGCCTGGCATCACCGTCATGTCGCCCTCAAGCGTAGCCACCTTGCCCCAGCCACGATGAATGCTGTGCGTCACGGCTGGGTGGTCGCCCATCTTGAACCACTGGGTTGCCTCAATCACAACTGGCTTTTTTCGAAATTTCATTTTTGTCTTTCAATAGTTCAGGGAAATGCAGTTGAATCTGCCAAATGCGAGACTTTGGAATAACACCGTTTTGCTTCCATAGCCAAACAGTCCCACGCTCAACACCTAGCAAACGGGCAAGCTCACTCTGTGAGCCTACTTTCTTGATAAGATGGTCAATGTTCATGCTATTAGTGTATAGAAAAATTGACGAAAATACAACACAACAAAAATATTTTTGAGATTGTTGAAAAATCTGTCAATTTTTATGCACAATACAAACATCCCGTAGCGCAACGCAAGCGGTAACTTAGGAAACATTATGAAACTCAACGACACCACACGCTGCTTTCCACGCACAGAAGCAGAAGCCTTTAAAGATAACTATTACGACCTTCAGCGCCAGCAGCGTTGGGAATGGATGGAAGGCCACCGTTCTGATACAGCCGCACAAGCTGAATTTTGGGTTTACATCGTTTGCGCTTTTGCCGCAGGCTTTCTCACAAACACACTTTGGGGCTAAACATGAAAAACATCGCATCAGCCTTGGTCAAGGCACAAAAAGCATTTGGCCCTGCACTCAAGACTTCCACCAATCCACACTTTCGCTCAAAGTATGCTGACCTTTCAGCCTGCGTTGAGGCTGTGATTGACGCGCTTAACAACAACGGAATTTATTTGTTGCAAAAAAACTATGACCATCAAAACGGCATCATGGTTGAAACTGTATTTGTTCACGAATCAGGTGAAATGCTTGAATGTGGATGTTTGTTTTTTCCTGCACAAAAGAACGACCCTCAAGGTTTTATGTCTGCTTTGACC